CTACACAGGCTATGGAAGACGATGAGTTTCGCAATAACCAGCAATGGAAAACCTCGCATAAGAATGTTCTTTCTAAGCGTTCACAGGTTGCTATTGTAGATAATATTATATATCCCGCAGTAGAACAGGCAAAAGCTCTCCTAACTGCAAATAAACCAAAATTCCAATCAGCAGGCAGAGATGATTCCGATAATAAGGTCGGTAGAATATTTTCGGATATAATGGCATATATATGGGATATATCAAATGGCAGCGTTGAATTAAAACAGGTAGTAGATGATTACTATGTAAAAGGCATGGGGGTCATGCAGGCATATGTAGACGGTATGGCTGACTTTGGTAAGGGCGAAATTAAGATAAAGAACATTGATCCCCTCGACTTTTATCTCGACCCAAACTCTAAAGATCCGTTTGCTCGGGATTCTGCATGTATGATCATAGCCAAAAGAATTACGGATGAGCAGATTAAGACTGTATTTCCAACAGTTGCAGATAAAATGGATCAAATGACAACTTGTTCAGGTAATAATAGATATCCGACTACAATGCGTGACGGATCAGAAGATCAGCAGATTG